GACATCAGCACTTACTGGAGGGATGTGTTGGGGGCGTAAGCCCCTGGGGGTGGGGGCCTGGTAACCTCCACCCCCTCCGTCCGGGGCTGTACCGCCTCGCTGATGAGACTCACGGAGAGTCGAAACGGAAACTCCAAACGGAAACACAACACAATGCAACCACATATCAAACAACTGATCTCAGAAGGTAAAGTACAACAGAGCAAACAGCTTTGCGCAGAGGAAGGATGCCAAGAACCTCTCTACGAGTTCACCGTCCCGATGTCTGAACCTCTCGTAATCAACGCAACACGGAGCCACCCTTTCGGCTACATCTGCGACAAGTGCGACAATAAGCGAACCCAAAAAAGATTCTTCGCTATTACTCGATAACAACACCGCCCCCCTTCGGGGGGGCACTTACACGGAGCACAACACCATGGACAGCTTTGAAAAACTAAACCAAGAAATCTGCACTCCCCTCTCTCCTGAGAATCTAAAGCAAGTGCTTGAAAGGATCCAGGCTTGGAAAGAATGCCCATTATGCCAAGGATGGGGAACACTGGACAACGGCAAGAGATGCAAACAATGCAATCAAGAAGGGGGTGAGTAATGGATCCTCAGTTCTGGATTGAATGGCTCTTCTTGGTCAGCCTACTGTTCGCCGGATGGTGGGTGCTACCAAACTAAAACAGAGGCCCTGAGCTCAGCTCGGGGCCTTCTTGCGTCTGGGGCAGCTCGACCTATCACTTGTCAGAAGACGGTCCAAGTCGCGCCAGCTCAAAAAAACAAAACTTTTTTGTCCGCCTAAATCATGCGAGCTCGTCTTGTATTTTAGGAGAACAACAATGAGTAAGTTTGAAGAGAGAGAAGACGAGCACCGCGACCTAGCAAAAAGCTTCATTGGCTTATTCGCTAAGAAGTTGAGTGAAGAGCTGATTGAAATGCGTGATGCTGGTGTCGATGCTGGCGAAGAGCATGTGCAAGAAATGATTGGTCTCTTGCATGGACTCAACATCATTTCAATAGAGCAAGAACTTGGTGAAGCAATGAAGAAACGCATGGAGGCAATTACATGAACCCCCCCCCGTAACCGTTAGAGGGCGTACCAGGTCGCACCATCGTTAGGGGGCGTACCAGGTCGCACCATCGCTAAAAGACAAAAGACTTCGCACGGGTCGAGTTGTCAAGGAAATGTCAAGGGTGTGTTTTAGGTGTTGCCAACTCCGATACCACGTGGCATATTGTGAGAGTAGCAAGGACGCTACAACAACACGGAGCAAAAACAATGAGTCAAAAACCACAACGTCCAATCAACGTAATCGCAAAGGAAATCCTCGCTGATTGGAAAGTCGTCAACTATGCCGCCGTTCCATATCTGGAAGCAATGTTCTCACTGGATAGCATTGACGACAACTTCCACTATGATTCCGGCAAGTCTGTAGTCCGCTACTTCCTTGCCAATGCGCAAAGCTGGCGAGGCGAGAATGCACGACGCATCAAAGCTGAACTCAAGAGCATGATGTAAACCCTAACGGGGGGCGCAAGCCCCCCATCACACCACGGAGAAAAACAATGACATTCGAAACACACAATGAGACCACAGTCCTTAGCGGCGGAACATGCTTGCAAGGCTACATCACGATTGACTTTGATAAACTGGTCGCCGTATTCGGAGAGCCTTGCGAGGGTGACGAATACAAGGTCGATTGGGAATGGGAAATCGAGTTTGAGGACGGTACAGTCGCGACTGTCTACAACTGGAAAAACGGACCCAACTATTGTGGAGAGAATGGTCTGAACCAATATCAGATCAAGGAATGGCACGTTGGAGGCCGTTCACGAACTGCAGTCAATCTTGTAGAGAACGCACTAAACATCGCATAACCGTGGTGGGGTGGCGGGTAGCCCGCAAGGGTCCGCCACCCCTATTGGAGCAAGGAAAATGGAAGAGCAAGAATGGTTAGCAGAGGTCTGCAGTACTTTTAGCGAGCAAGACTTAGCATTCACTTTGTGGCATCGCTTGTTTGTATCGTATCAAACCCCAGCGATAGCTTAGAAAGCATGCGCTATTGGATGTGCTTCTAGTGCAGGAGGTAAATGATCTTCATCATTGTAGGGTCGCGCCCATGAATGAGCTGAAGAACAGCTAAGAAAATCACCAATAGAGGCGGCCCGATCATCGTGCACAGATGATCGGGTTTTCTTTTGAGCTACAGTACTATCACTGTTTGGGGACGTACCAGGTCGCGCCGTCGTTGGGGGGCGGGCCAAGTCGCGCCGTCGTTAGGGGGCGGGCCAAGTCGCACCAGCTCAACAAATCACCAGCTCCTTTTTTCTGGTGCCAAGGTTGACAACGAGGGTGAGAAATGCGACATTGGGGGTGGGAGAGGACGGTCTTCTTTCAATCACCACGGAGCACAAAAAATGAAATGGTCTTATCAAAGTCAAAGCCTGCACTACACGTCGATTCACTCTTCGGACCCGGATCCCGCAAAATGCATTTGTAAGGGTAGCGGTTGGTGGCTTTCCAACTATGACACCTGGCAGCAGTGCAGCTACACCGCTCATCGCAAGGGAAACGAACGTCATCCAGAAGACGTGGCATACGAAGAGTCCATGAATGAATGGGCCGCTGAATGGGAAGCTGAGAAAGCAATGGAAGCTGAACAAAACAAAGGAGGTGAATAATGGAAACCATGCAAGCGCTAGTAATGAGCGTTGTGGACGCGGTTGGAAACGATCCTAAACCAGACTGGAAAGATTCTTTGATTGATGCATGCGATGCTGTAGAAGCGGAGTTTGATGAGATGAAAGAAGCACTAAAAAAGCAGAAAGCCTGCACAGAAAGCACTGAAACAATGTTCGAAGCCTTCGATGAGCAAACAGGGGAGACCTGGGCATTGTGTTGGCATCTCATCGAAAAGAAAGGGGGTGATAGATGAGCCTCCTTTTGGAGCAAACTGGGCTATCCGGTCGAAGGGCCGGTCAGCTCACAGCTCGCTTTCGATTCAACAGCAGCGCGACGGTCCAAGTCGCACCGTTAAAAGCCGTACCAAGTCGCACCGTTAGGGGACGGTCCAAGTCGCACCACAGTTAGGGGACGGTCCAAGTCGCATCGAATGTCAAGAAAATGTCAAGGGCAAAATAAGTGTTGCCAAGATTGATAACAACAGCTAAGATAAAAACACCACAACAAAGGACACCACAAATGAGAAGAATTGTTTTATACGAAGGACCATCCGCCATTGACGGCGCACCAATTGTCGCATTGACAGCCGACATTGATCGCAAGTCTAAAAACGTGAAAACTGCAGACGAAGTCCAGACTTATATTCTGCGACAGGATGTCAAGCCTAACGCGGCAATCAAGTCAGGAGAGGACACGTCAATTTGTGGAGGATGCGCACACCGATCAGAGGCATCGGGCGGATCGGGCGCATGCTATGTGATCGCCTTTCGTGGTCCGCTCGCTGTTTGGAGCGCTTACAAGCGAGGCAACGTGATCAGGCCATCGGACGCGGAGATCTCCGCCATGGTAGCAGGTCGGACGATCCGTCTTGGCTCCTATGGCAATCCGTCTGCTATCCCTGCGGATCGTTGGGAGGTCTTACTTGCACAGTCGAAGGGCCATACCGGATACGATCACAGGTGGCGCGATATCGATCCTGCAGTGTGGTCTCCTCTTGTCATGGCGAGCGTTGACACGCCAGACGAAGCACGCGAAGCGATTGCGATGGGATACCGGACGTTCCGCACCCGTCTCCCTGACGAAGTGTTGATGCCACACGAGCGCGTGTGTCCGGCATCGCATGAGTTCGGGCAAGTGTTGACTTGCGAGCAGTGCAGAGGATGTGATGGCATCCGACGCGGACAAAAACGAAAGTCCTACGCCATTGTGGCTCATGGCCCTATGGCAAAAAGATACGAAAAGTGGAGGTCAAGCCTGTAATCGGGCTTGACACCACAAAGAACACAAGCTAAGATTCAAAAGTAGGATGAACCTACACACCACAAGGAGCAACAATGTCATTCGACCCACACAAATCAGCATACGTTTTCTATTCGGACCCTGGTCACGAATGGTTAGCAGTGCCTTTCAGCGCATTGAAAGACTTGGACATTGAGAAGGAGATCTCTTCCTACTCATACACCAACAAGCACAAAACCGTCGCATATCTGGAAGGGGACTGCGATGCGGCAGTGTTCCTGAAAGCCTTCCAAGAGAAGTATGGCTTTCGTCCTAAGTGGATTGACAGTAGCACTAACGGTCAATCACACGTCCGCCGCATGCCACACTACATCCAACCAGAATAGGGAGAGATCATGGGATACTGTATGTTTCAACGAGATGGATCGTTTACAATAGCCTCCGCCAATAAGGCGGAGGCGCTATTGGCCCTCAAAAATCTATCCGGTCGCGACTATGCATGGGTAGATCACGTCGGAATAAAGCACGCGGAGACGTTAGAGCAGGCGATCAGAGCCTGGCGTTGGCATGCCACAACAGACGAAGCAGGAAACATTGACGATCTGTACTTCAATGGAGAAAAGTTTGGTGATGACGAAGTATTCTTAAGAATACTGGCTAAATACGCCAAAAACGACTCATGGATCGAGATGCAAGGCGAAGACGGGGAACGTTGGATGTGGAAAGTCGAGAACAATCGGCTTGTAAACTACAACGCAACGATCAGCTACGAGCAGGACATAGCTGATTAGGGAGATATGCTCCGAGGGGTCAGGATTTCGGTCCTGGCCCCTTTTTTCGGCACGAAATCCGGCCCTCAGCTCAAGATGTGAGGGCAGCAGTGATAGTTCACATTCGGACGCGGTTGCGCCAGCTCCGTTAGGGGTCGGGCCAGGTCGCTTCACCATAGTTGGGGGGCGGGCCAGGTCGCACCATGTTCCAATAACATGCATTATGTTCAATGGTTGGGGGGCGGTCCAGGTCGCACCAAACGATGGACGGGAAACTATTTTGGCTAATGCTGTTATCTTCCTTGACTACTCAAATGAATCAATGTTATGGATATGGGGTAGGATGAACCTACAAACAACAAGTGAGACACCACAATGGAATTCGAAAGATTCAACCACTGCCCAGGCAACATGACCCGATACGATTTGCTGTTCGCGAAGAACGGGAACGGAGGGTTCATCCTTGTCTGGCTGAACCGAAACGGGATTAGCGGCCCAGCAATCAACTACGATGGTGGAGGCATGGTTACTCCTGGCTACCTCGAGGCAAAGCTTGACCACCCTGAAGGTTTGAGAGGAGACATGAATGCACTGTGTGCCTTCCTGGCATCGAAGGGCGTTTACGCAGAAGTGACCGGAGGCTTCAAGGCTGACGGTACATACCGACCATAAACTCTAACGGGGGGCGCAAGCCCCCCATCACCACAGGAGCACCCATGAGTAGTCAAAACACAATCATTTCAAACCCACAGTTCTACACTCCACTTTCTGAGTTGCGCCAGTACTCCGACAAGTACTTAGCAGAGGCCATCAAATGGGAGCCACTCTACAAGGGCTGGACCGTATATGGAGACGCCACATTGTATGAATGCCACATCCGAGGCGACGAGAACACCATTGTCATGGTCATCGGCGGCAAGGCTTACGACACAGGGCATTGGGAAATCTCAGATCTCCGAGAGCACGAACCACTTCAAGTCAACTTCTTTTAGAACCACAAACCAACCACGGGGGCGCAAGCCCCCAACACCACATAAGGACACCACAATGGAAAACAAACGATACTTTATCTTCAAGGACGGAGAAATCCTTGGATGCTCCGTAGACATCGAAGGGGCACACAAGATTCTCCTCGACCAACTAACCAGGTCGAGCGGCAACTTCGGAATCATGTACATGAGCGAAGAAGACTACAGAAGAATCGGTGACTTCGATTACAGATGTGCCGAGTCGCTCCGACTGACACACGACAGCGAAGTACTGTCAACCAACCAACCACTCTGGAGTGAAGAGAAGATCCAGAAGTGGTACGGCAAACAACCTGGGACAGCCAAGTTCGAAGCAAAGCCGGTCTGGTTTGCAATCGATGATCTCTTCGAGGTGGAAGGATACTCGATTGGACAGACTTGGAATGGATGGGCGGTGCCTTACTTCACCAAGAGCCAAGTAGAGAAGGTCAAAGAGGCGTTGACTAAGTCCGGCCTTACTCCTTGGGTACGATGGGAGACAGAGGAAGACGGGACCATCGTTGTCCACAGCGCATCTCCCTATGATGATGAGCCCCACGACACCTGGTCGCCCCAAACAATCGATGGCGTTGACGAACCTGTCTGGTGCATCGGTGGCTTTGCCTGGGTTTGGGAGGCATTCGAACACAAGCGGTGTGAATCCTGCGGAGTCGATGTGCCAGAGGATGAGCACTGCGGCAACGACAATCCAGATGGAAGCGCTGAGTACTTGTGCTCCGATTGCTTCACTCCCGAAGAGGAAGAGGAGTCCATCATGGACATCGTTGTCAACATGAAGCGACTGGCCGACGAAATCATGGGAGGTGGAATGTGATTTCGAAGGAATGCTTTCGACTCGTAGACGAACTCTGGGCACAGGTCAGCGAAGCGCATGAGAAAAGTGACGAGGGCGAAATGCCCTCCGAACTTGCCGCACAGATATGTAGAAAAGTCTGCCTCGAGTTCCTTACTCAACTCCAAGAGGCGGAAAACAAATGAACAAACAGGAGCTGAGCTCCGCCTGTCGGTGTGATGTGGTGTCCGCCGACAGGTTTGTTTGGGGTCGAACCAAGTCGCACCGATCTCCTGGTAGAAAGTCGGGCCAAGTCGCATCGACCAAGTTCGGGGCCGGGCGAAGTCGCACCGATGCCATATGGAAACAGCTCAAACCAACCAGCTCAAGTTGGGGGTCGAGCCAAGTCGCATCGATGTGTGGTGTCAAGTAGAGAACACCGAGGGGTTACTTGCTGAGCGGGCCGGGTCGCACCGCCGGATGGGCTAACCGGACTCTCGACTGCCCAGACTACCTGTTATCAAGCCGAGAACACGCTGCCTATACCGCTGTTTGGCCTTGCTTTCGGGTTCAAGGCGCTTTTTTTGGGCGATTTTGGCCCGTAAACCATTGAAATAGCTCGTTTTTTTGCTAAAACGGTGCCATGCGGCATGAATCGAGGATGCAGGCACGCCTTCGAGGGCCGCCGGAGCACTATTTCCACACATCCCACTGACCCTGGCTACCCATCCATCCTTTGCCTGTGGGACAATATACAGGTATTGAGGTTCTTTCAAATGCAACATTATCATCTCCGAATTCGTCGTTTATCAGCGCCTCCTTCATCTTACCGTCGTTTGAGCGAGTCTGAGTTGGAAGATTTGGTATCTGATTGTGAGGCTGCACTGACTGGAGATCATTGGCGTGATGAGATTCAGGCATGTTCGATTCGCATATGGAGATTGTTCCGCACATTAGACATTGAGTACGGTGGTAGTGGAAAGTTCGCGAGGTTTGCACGAGCGATAGACGAGTCACCTACAGCGATAGCTGCATACTTTCTTGGTAAGGACAAGCCTACTCGGTACAACACAGATGTTCTTCACAGGTGGTGTTGTGGCATCAGCTCACTATGGCTTGAGGAGTTTGGTGGACCTCAGGTTGATCTACATTTGCGTGCTGACGGAGTTGTTCGTCCCTTCTTAGTTCACATGAGTCCGTTAGGTGTTATCAAGAACGCGGGCGAGCCACAGCTAAAGTAGTGATATCAGTAAGGAATCAAGACAAGAAACCCTTGCTGCCCATATCTGCCCCACCTTTTCTTAACCTTTTATTAGCCCTCTCTATTGCCTGACCACTACTCCTCTATACCATTTATTTTTTTTTATAGGAAAAGGGGATATAAGGGAGGCAATGGTAAATAACCTAAGCATTCTAACTATTTACCGCTGACCATGTTGTAGCCACAACTTCCTATAAGTGGGGCGGCATCGTATTGAAAGCCCCTAATAACCCTGGAATGTGCCTGACCTTTGGCCCAAACATGACTTGACCGCCACATCCCCATACCTTATGACTTAGTACACCATTGGGTGACACTTAGTCCCCATCAGGTTACCAAACACCACAGAGGACACAATGAGCGTACATTTTAGTAGTAAGACCGATCAGTGGTCTACACCCCAGGATTTATTCGATAGCTATGACAAACTGTGGGGATTTGAGCTGGATGTTTGTGCTCTACCGAGCAATGCCAAATGCCAGAAATACTTCACACCGGAGGACGATGGGCTTGCTCAACAGTGGTCTGGTGTGTGCTGGATGAATCCACCGTATGGAAGAGAGATCAAGAAGTGGATGAAGAAAGCCTACGAAGAATCCCAACGTGGATGCACAGTGGTTTGCCTGGTTCCTTCTAGAACAGACACCGCTTGGTGGCATGACTACGCAATGAAAGGACAAGTGATCTTTCTAAGGGGAAGGCTCAAGTTCGGTGACGCTAAGAACTCTGCACCCTTCCCGTCAGCAATCGTGATCTTCAAAGGAGACAACAAGTGAACGAACAAACCTCAACTATGATCAAGAAAGCAATCGGAAGCCATGCTGTCTTCTTAGCAGTGCGGCACGACCCTGAACTCGTAGGGAGATTCAAGAAGACTGAAGCCGGAACCCTCTTCATGGATGGAGACAAGATCAATAAAGCCAAACTGGCTTCTGTCCTCATCTACCTGACGGGCAAGTGGGGCATGCGGCCTACCGAGTTTGAGTTGTACACAGGGATTCTGGGTGCCTCTCAAGAAGTAAAGGTCGAACGCAAGAAGAACTCACTGCCTGAAAAAGAAGTGCAGTGGGCCAAAGAAAAGCTGACCAGGGATCACGTTGCCATGTCTACAACTGACATCATCGAGCAACTGCCCGCAGGAATGCTGATGCAAGGACGGAGCGGTGAGATGAGACTGGCTCGTATCCTCGATGAACTGGGCTGGGAGAGAAAGAGAACCATGATCCACAACATCAGAGCCTATCGATGGTATCCGCCAGAAGACTGGGTGTTCCCAGATGTAGAGGCTCCTCAAGCAAAGAACCTTGAGAACGTCGTGGATTACTTCGACCACATCGAAGACGAAAGCATTGTGCCCCCTGAGATGGAAGTAAGGCAAACAGATGGCCGATGGACACATCCAGTCGCTGAAGACGATGAGCCAGAAGACAAGGTTGAGCTGGACCCATGGGGAGATCCCGTAGGCGTCATCAAAGAAGCAAACGAAATCAAACACTTCTACGAAGAGGATGAGGAATGAACAAGAACGATTATGACCTGGCCGATATAGCCCTCGGTGTCATAGCCCTCGGTATTCTCACATGGGTTTTAGGGTCAGCGCTCATCTCTTTGATGTAAGATACAAATGACTTGTGCACCGTAAAGAAGCATTTTTCAACTGGGTTGTGCTTCTGGGTGTGAAGACGGCGGCGCAGGGAGGCATGGCCGTGGTCAAACAGATGCCTCAAATATTATGGGCCACCACCCACCTACTCACGAATCAATGATGGGGTGTTCAGAAAACTCGGGTGGTGGCTCACCTTTTCTCGGAGGCGACGGGATCAACTAAACACTGGAATCCGCCAGGGTTTTTGTACCAGGCTCTCGTCGTCTCCATCTTTTTTATGTTATCTCTATTGACAACACAAAAAGCACAAACTATTCTCTTTAAACACCACAATAGGAGGACGCTTGAAACACGGAGAAGTTCGAAACAGAAGGATGGTTTGCCACTCAAGGCCGAGAGAAATCTCGGTGTGGTTCGCCAAAAACTGTGAATCAACAAATGATGTTCAACCTGCATGGTCAGGATTCTTAGAACAGACATACGCAGAGATTTACTGTGCCTTCTGTGACGAGTGGATCAAATGTAGGGGGGTTGGAGGAACCCTCAAATGGGTAGCTGTTCATAGTGACGGCTGCTGCAGAAAGAACAAAGAACACAACACCACACTGGAGATCAAATGATCGAGATTACAAATGAGCAAGACATTACGTTCAACGTGAGAGTCGTTTATCGAGGCGGTTCATACGGACTAAACGACAAGCTTATCTACCAAAGCGATGAGCCACTCGTAGAGTTCTACGACACCAGGTACAAACAAGCGGACACGGACTGTGGCTACCGTGGTCAGTTTATCTGCCGATACCTGCTGACAACATTGCAAGACCACATGGACAAGTGGCCTGAGACTACCACGCTGGGACTTATGGGCGGTCAGCCACAATGGTCAATCACTGGCGAGAATGTGCGTGAAGCTGTGAAGTATGCGCTCAAAGGAATGCTGGCTGTAAGAGATCCAGGGTCGGAAGAACGACGACTCCGCAGGATGCTCAAGTCAGCACTAAACAAGATCGATTCGCTCGAGGCTGAGATTCAGCAGCTTAAGACGATGGGAGGTGAGTGATGACTATGGCGCATGCCAAGGTGGTTGGGGGTGGGCAATACCTGCACCCCGACTGCCCCGTTCTCGATGAGATTGTGGATCGATTTAAGATGCGCAATCCTGAGTATGGGCGTGCGCAGTCTTTAATCAGGAGCGGCAAGTATGTAGACCTACCAGAGGAATACATCTACGCTGCCCGTGAACTGCCTTACTCCCACCCATGGGCAGGCGGCCTTCAGGTTCCAAGGTGCGTTGATTTGAGAAGCTATGGCTTCGAGAACCACGTTCGAACCAGCTACCCAGCAGCTAGAAAGGTCAACCTCGAGCCCCACATCAAACTGAGAGACTACCAGTATCTGGCGATTAAGAAGTTTGTCGAGGTAGATAGCCATGCGCGAGACGCAGTGGTCGTAGCACCATGCGGTGCCGGAAAGACAACTATCGGCATTGGAACCATTGCTGCTGTGTCATCGCCAGCGCTTGTGCTTGTTCACACGTTGGACTTGGCTACACAGTGGGTGACTCGATGCAGACAACAACTGGGAGAGGAGGCTCTTCTGATTGGTGGAGGCAACAGTTCATCTAAGAAAGACTGGGACAGCCAAGAGAAAGATGCACGCATCGTCGTTGCAACCTTCCAGACGATGTACAAATGGACGTGGGAGGAACGATACAACTTCGGCAAGCACTTTGGCTTGGTCATTGTAGACGAGGCACATCACGTTCCAGCCAACACATTCACTGAGATTCTGATGACGTTAGGCGCTCGATTCAGACTCGGACTGACCGCTACTCCTGAGCGGGCTGATGGACTGACCAACATGCTTCATTGGAGTCTTGGAGAAATCATTCACGAGGTAACTACTCCTGAGCTGATTGAGCGAGGGCTGGTCTTGGCTCCTCGAGTAGTGAACGTGAACACAGGATGGAAGCCACCACAAAAGGAGATGGAGTACACCAAGATGATTAGCGCCATGTGCGGTGATGAGGATCGTACTCAACTCATACTCGACACTGCTCGACGTGCCGTGAACAACGGACGCCAGGTTCTGGTTCTTTCAGACCGAGTTCAACACTGCATCGACATGGCAGAGAAGATGAGTTCTGTCTGCATCAGCGCTGCGCTAGTTGGAAAGGTCAGCAAGAAGAAGAGAGAAGAGATTCTCAAGAAAGCAGACGAGGGAGGGATTCGAGCAATCTTTGCTACGACAGTAGCTGATGAGGGTCTTGACCTTCCAGGCTTAGACACAGTCATACTGACATCACCGAGCAGTGCGATGGGACGCATCCAACAACGCATTGGTCGAATCATGAGAACTAAAGAAGGCAAGCAAGAGCCACTCGTCATCGACCTGGTTGATGAAGGTGGACGATTCTATGGCGCGGCCAAGAAAAGGCGGCGGCTGTATTCAAGCCTTGGATGCAAGATGGGAGTTAGCTAATGGGGTGTTTTGAACTGAATGAAGGGACGCAAGGATTCTTACTTTACATGGGCATCTACACCGCTTGGTGCATGGTGTTCGATTCACATTGATGCAAGCACGCAATCAATATTGTTCTTAGGAGGACAAACACAATGGTCAACAAAGTAGTACTCATAGGCAATCTGGGTCAGGATCCAGAAGCCCGTCAGACCAACTCAGGCACGACGGTTACCAACTTTCGCTTGGCAACCAACGAGCGACGGAAGGTGAACGACGAATGGACAGACCATACTGAATGGCATTCAGTTGTCTGCTTTGGCAAGACGGCAGAGAATGTCGCTAAGTATTGCAGGCGAGGCAAACAGGTCTACATCATGGGCCGGATTCAAACTCGTAAGTGGCAAGACAAGGAAGGCAATGATCGCTACAGCACTGAGATTGTAGCCGACGACATCAAGTTCCTTGGTGGCCGAGACGAGGCTGCTTCTACAAATGGAAGAGCACCAGCTCAACAGTCCCAGTCTGTAAACCTGGACGACATTCCATTCTAAATAAAAACGCTGGGGTGTAGTTCAATTGGCAGAACGCCTGACTGTTAATCAGGAGGTTGCAGGTTCGAGTCCTGCTGCCCCAGCCTCTTTGGAGAGACGATAATGTTGTACAAAAATCTCTTAGTAGGCATGCTTTTCACATGTTCCTGTGCGCCGAAGCATACAAACTACGGTGCGCTTGAAGGTCTTGCTGGAGACTACTTAGAGAACCAACGCATCTCTTCTGAAATGCTTTTGGTCGCAGCCAAGAACGCACCATACCAAGACGAATGTAGAAGGTTTGCTGGCGCTGCATTTTGGTTGAGAGCAATCGCAAAAGCTGAAACTGAATACCAGCTTTGGCTCTTTCACCCACATCGTTTTCTGTTGGAAGAACCAGACCCAACACCAAGACCTGAGTCGTCTTACGACTTTTGTATCAAACATGACTTGCGCGAAACAAGTCTGTAGCCTACATTGACAACACCACACCACAAGGAAGGACAAATGGAAAGAAAGATTAACCCTAAGAGGGTCATCAAGATTGACTATGACTCAAGGTATGAAGACATGCTTTGGGAGATCATCAAGGATGAACTAGAAGACATTCTCAATAGAGAGCCATACCGGATGGAAGACCACGGTGTTGGAGCCTATGAGTACTGGGGCTTTACTGGATGCGACAGCAAGATGGTTCCAGTCATTGAACTCAACCAAGACATTATTGAGCTGTGGGTTCCTAAGAATATTGTTGATCACCTCGGTGGTGAAGAAGAAGTGTCAGGTCTGTTTACTGATGGAACGGATCACATGAGAGCCCAAACGGACATCGACAACTATGAGGTTTCGGTTGTGGCGAAGTTCAATGACGCTCGATGGGAAAACGATTCTCCTGATGGAGACAAGTCGAAATATTACGTTGGCGATTACAGCTTGTGGCAGGAGTGATAGATGCGCATCAATACGATTGAAGTAGTTAGAGAGTTAGTAGAAAAACTCGGTGGTGGATACAGGCCATGTGCCCGCATCCTTGGCACTAGTCACACTGCATTGTGGCATGCTCTTGAAGGAGACAGGCCGCCTCCTACATTGGACACTCTTGCCCGATGGGCGAGCAATGCCAAAGAAGAAGCAGGCATTGAACTATCGTTTACAGTTAAGCCCGGTGGCGTGCTTGACTGGACCTTCACCCTGTCTGAGTAGAAGATGGGATGTGGATTGAAAGTGCTCAAAATCTCTCCATTGTTGGGGTTGCACAACGCATAGGTCTTGGCTCTCGACGAAGCAATTCTTTTAGTCCATGCCCTGCATGCGGGGCGGAAGAAAGGGGTAGTTCGGACAAACGTGGACCTTTAGGTCAGACTCGAGACGCTAAGGGCTGGAGGTGTCATGTTTGTGGGGCTGGCGGTGACGTTGTGGATCTCGTATCGCACGCCATTAAGGGTGATAGGTTTCGAAATCTGACCAAGGTAGACCAGCAAGAAGTAAAGACTTGGTTTACTCAGGAGGGCGTAGTTCTAAACAACGCAGTCAAACCTCAACCAAAGCCACCAAGACAGAGAGTTAGACCTCCTGTTTTAGAGGTAGCAGAGTTGTGGAAGGCAGCATCGCCATTGCACAGACTTCAGGACACCAGGTCTAACAACAAGGTCAAGAAGTTCTTGTTGGACAGGAGTTTTGACATTGACCTTTTGGCCCAAAGTAAGATCGTTAGAGTTCTTCCAGAGAGAAAGAACTATCGGTGGCCTGCTTGGTGGCCGGGCACCTGGAGTTCCATATACAGGCTTGCGGTCCCAGCGTTTGAAACAAACGGTCAGCTTGCATCAATCCACGTTCGCGCCATCGGAGACAAACAAGTAAAGCCAAAAAGTCGATGGCCAAAGGGATTTGAGGCGGGCGGGCTGTTCCTTGCAAACAAACAGGGAATCGAGCTTTTACGAGGCAACCCTTCTAAATCACTTGAAGGGTTACTGATTTGTGAAGGGATTACTGACATGCTTAGGGCTTGTTGTTCGGTAATCCATGAGAATATGAATATCGCTGTCCTCTCTGGAACCTCTGGAAGTTTCCGTGAGATGTCGAAGATTGTTATTCCTAAGAACCTTAATGTTTACGTTGCAACAGATCCCGATGAACAAGGCGAGCAATACGCAAGTTTGATCCACAAGGCAGTTGCACCACACACCGTGTACAGATTGAATTTAGATGAGCTGGAGTAGAGGTGCCTGATCTTGATAAAGTACTTGCGAATAAAGAAAACAACCTAAGAACACTTATTCAGACCGCTAAACAGCAGGGGCCTATTGGGACCAAACCGATTGCTGTAAACGGCCAGATGCGTGTGATAGGAAACGCGGCAGCAGTAGGTCAACCCGAATCAAAGGTGGTCAATCTACTAGACACATATGTCACTAAGAATGGAGACATGGCTTTTAGGCCAAGCCGACGAAACGCTTACTTGGTCTTGTGCAACGACACTAGAGTAAGAGGAAAGATTTGGCACGATGACTTCAAAGGCACGTTGATGCGCAGCCAGGAGGAATACAAAGACACTGACGATACCAAGCTGCAGATGTGGCTTGAGGGCATCTACGGAATGAGGATGTCAACTGGGACGGTTTCTGAAGTGGCTCGACTTGTTGGAGAAGAGTTCTCTCGGAATCCTTTGCACGAGTATTTAGAGAGCCTGCAGTGGGATGGAATACCGCGCATCGATACCTGGCTGATTCGTGGAGTTGGGACCACGGATACAAAGCTTGTTCGCGATGTAGGCAAGCGATGGCTTATCTCTGCAGTGGCAAGAGCCATGCAGCCTGGATGTAAGGCAGACACTGTACTCATCTTTGTGGGACCACAAGGCGCAAAGAAGAGCACTTGCTTTCGAGCACTGTGCGGAGACGAATACTTCTGTGACACGCCGATGGATATCGGATCTCCAAACGCCTACAGTCAGATTCGTAGAGCGTGGATTTACGAGGTCGCTGAGCTTGATTCAATCCGAAGGTCTGCCAACAGTGCAACCAAGGCGTTTCTTACAGCTCAAGAAGACACATACAGGCCAGCATACGGAAGACATGCAGTTACAACGAAGAGGCACTGTATCTTCTGTGGAACAACAAATGAACAGTCATTCATTTCTGACATGACGGGTTCGAGACGGTTCTGGCCAGTTCGAGTAGGGACTGTAGATCTCCAGTGGATCAAAGACAATCGAGATCAGTTGTGGGCCGAAGCAATGGCGGCTTACAAGAGAGGAGAAATCTGGTGGCTTGAGAATGAATCGGAGAGTGAGCTGCAGAAAATATCTGAGGACTACCGACAGATTGATCCGTGGCAACCAATGATAGAGCAATGGTTGGTAGCCAAGAGCAACGTCACAGTCACAGATGTAATGCAGGAAGGTTTGAAGCTTGATCCAAACCAAATGACCAAACTCGCTCAAATGAGAGTTTCAGACATCCTTCGCCACTTGGGTCTAAACCGAGTGAGGAAAACCGTATTGGGCAAGAGGTGCTATGTTTGGTCGAGGTTTGAGTCGAAACATACAGATGAAGAAGATGAGCACGCCGATTTCTAAATGCGTCCCAAAGGGCTTTACTCTTGTAGAAGAACAGGAATGTTGGTCAGTATTTGATCCCGACCATGAAATGGTAATCGAAGCCAGACACTACGATGAATTGAAAGACCGGCTTAGGACTATTCTTGAAGCAAAGAACGAAGTTGTTGAAGACAGCCTGATGGACTTTATAGCGAAGAAAAAGGCAGAAGCCTAACTTACCTGCCGTATCCCACCTTTCTGTTTTTCAAGGGCTTAAGAACCTTCTTCTTAGTAGGTTTTTTCAGCTTGCTCTTTTTCATTGTAGTGCTGCCTTTATATTTTTTACCCGGCATTTTGTTCCTCTTGTTTGATTGGCTCACCGGCAGGCTTTGAACAAGCCGGACAATATAAAGAGCCGTGATAGCGGTGGTCACATTCAAAGCAAATGCGTTCTATTTTCATTTCTTTTTGCTCGCAGGCTTCTTTTTAGCGGCAGGTTTTTTCTTGGCAGCGGGCTTGCGCTTTCGTGGAGCTCGCTTGAGCTTCACTTCATCGTCTTTGGTTCCAAACTTTCCGTCAGGCCCAGCATCGACAGTTGCTTCAATTGCGCCGACACGAACCTTAATCTTACCGTCTTTCAATTGTTGCTCGAGTGCATCGATATGACTCAACAATACAGGAACAAGGTCTTGACCTTTGTAATTGCTGTTCCAAAATTTACGGATGTTCTCAAGGCGTTTTTTACTAAGAAGTCCCACTTAGTTTTTCCTTTGTTAAGATGGAAAGAATGAAGGCTTGGAAAAGATATTTGTCTAAAGACAGTAACAAACCCGCTGTCATTCTACCCATAACTGGGAAGATTCTAAACTATGAAGACATGCCAGAGGGAACAATCTTTTATGTAGGAACCCTTTGGAAATACAAAGGAAACCTTGTCAGGATCTCTGGCCGGTCCTGTAAAGAAGGGTGTGGAGGTTCGATGGTTTTCGAAGATGAAAAAGACAACGAGTTCTGCAGAACATGTGGCCCATTAGAGCCGAAGCTTTGATTGAAGACCAGGCCATTCCCTGACCGATACTACGCCCCCCGTGACGTGCTCAATAGCCACAGCCAGTGCCAAGGATGGCACCTTTCGCCCACCTTCTAAATCTCGTAAATAAGCAATAGAGATTCGCTGACCAAGAGGATCGAGTTCATCATTTAACCAGCCTACAAAGGCTGCTCTCGTCGATTTTCCAGGTAAACTCGCTCTGTAGTCTTGAACTTGCATTGTCACTCCAATCTGATTGTTTTTTAGATAAGCCAAAATTTGTCCGTATGCAAAGTGATGCTCCTTGACGCACTTTGTGAACAGCACTATTTTAAATACCATGGACACAACAAGAGAAGAATGGCTTCAGGAACGACTCAAAGGACTGGGTGGTACTGATGTAGCAAACATTGTCATGAGTTCTGCAAACCCAGCTCAAAAGGTTGGCTGTTTTCATAAGAGCCCGTTTGCTTTGTGGGCAGAGAAATCGCAGCTAACAAGACGTGATAGTTCTGAAGACTCGTCTATGAAGCGTGGTCGCGTCATGGAAAAATATGTTTGCGAACTGTATTTGGAGTTTCTTGGAGACGGAGCGAGCCTGATTGATCCAGGTCTTACTTGGCACCCAGAGCGAAAACGAATCTTTGGTACTCCTGATCGCCTGGTGCTTAAAGACGGAATCGAATGGGGAATGGATGCAAAGACTCGACGCAACAGAAAAGGTTGGGGCGATGCCGGAACAGACCAGGTTCCATTAGACACAGAGGTTCAGATGCGAGTGTACATGGAAGTGTTCAACTCGCCTTATTGGGACGTTGCTACGCTCTTTGGTCTTGATGACTTCCGAGTGTACAGGCTTCAACGAGACGAAGATCTTGGTCAGGAAATCCTTAACATTGCTGAAAAGTGGTGGAAAAACCACGTCGATGAATCTGTTCCTCCTGCGGTGGATTCATCAGACATAGCCAAGTCAGTCATTGGAAAACTTCATCCAAGAGTTGTGGATGAACAGCTTAGGGCTCCTACAAACATAGAGCTTGAGCTGCATAAAGAACTGGTTTCGATCAAACGAAAACACAAAAGAATCGACGATAAGAAGAAAGAGTTAGAGAATGAACTTCGTCGCTTGATTGGTGACTCGGTTGGCATTGATCGTGTTGCTACATGGAAACAATCTAAACCAAGACAGTTCTTTGATAAGGTTAGGTTTAGAGAAGAAAACCCAGACATGTACGATTCATACACCACGGAGAAGCCCGGCAACCGGGTGCTTCGAATCTTGGAGAACAACAATGAGCAAGAATGAAATCTCACCCTTAAAAGAACTTGGAAGCTACCTTGAAAGCAAGAAGCCGATTCTAAAGAAGTTAGCCCCTAAAGGAGCAGACATCGACAAGATCGTTGCTCTTGCTACCTTTGAGGCCGCTAAAAACGAACAGCTTCTACAGTGCTCTCCACAATCGATGTACATGGCTTTGTCTAAAGCATGCCAGTTAAACCTGGTTGCAGGCGGGGTGCTTCATCGCTCTCACTTGGTTCCGCTTTGGAATAAGAAGAGCCGGTCTATGGAGGCCGAACTTTGGATTGACTACACCGGCTTAATGGAGTTGGTTCGTCGGTCTGGAGAGATTGCAAACTTTGTTGCTCGAGTGGTTCATGAAGGGGAAGAGTTCGAGCACTACTTTGATTTGGACGATGGAGAAGTGCTTCGCCATCAACCAAACTATGATGGAACAGTTGGAGAGCCTAAGCTTGCATACGCTGTTTGTTTTTTCAAAGACGGTCAGCGGCAAGTAGAGGTGATGCGCAAAGACCAAATCGAAAAGATTCGAGACAACTCTAGAAGCGGCAAGAGTGGCCCATGGGTGAGTCATACAGAAGAGATGTGGCGCAAAACGGTAATCCGTCGAATCTGCAAGTACCTACCATTGTCAGCAGAAGCAAAGACTGTTCTTGAATACGATACAAGCGCTGATGTTACTGGAGAAAAGTCGGAGCTGTTTACTCCCAAATCTGTTCTTCAAGATATTCAAACAGAACAAGTGATAGTTAATTCGGAACCAATCGATGTTGATGGTTTCGATCTTCCGTTGAAGAAGAAAACTAAGAAACGAACTAAGGCGGCACAAGTGGTTGCTGCCAAAGAAACCGCGACTAAATCTACTGAAACGGACAATCCGTCAGAAGATGATTTTGTAATCAACCCAGACAGATAAGGAACCCTAATGTCTCTATTGAAAGAAATTGAAAACGAGCGCCTTGGCGTTTTTGGCAAGAAGAAAAAAGAAGCAGAAGAAAAGCAAGAAGACGCAATGGTTATTTCTTCTACTGAATTTATGAACATTGCACGCCAGGTTTATACTAGAAACTGCATTGACAAGAAGACGTACTCAAAGATGAAGAATCATCGGTTCCGTCTTCATTCATTCAACTGGCATTTTACCAGCCTGATTGGCAGCATTACAGCAGCCAATTTTGAAGAGACATGTCAAAGGAGCATTGAAGCTGGATTGAAAACAATTCGGCATTCACAAGGAAATGGAGACTGGAAGCTTGCAGAATATGAAGTCGCAACAGACAAGGATCGCGACAACAATGAGTTGTTGGTTATTGCAGCTCGGTACATTGATGTTCTGAATAAGGAAGACCTTCAGTATGTGAACGGCATTCCTTCATCCAACGTCAACGTAAGCGTTAAATCACCGGCTATTCCTAAAGAGCTTTTGTCTGCTCTTGGTGAACGGTCAACGGGCGACGATGAGCTCAAGGGGCTTCTTAAGCAACTGATTACAGTAATGGCTTCTGACGCTACGCCAACAACAGATACGAAAACACTGCCTCAGGGAGAGGAAGGCGTTGAAATGACTTGAGCGTTTCAATGCCAAAAAAAGTAGGGGCGGTCACGTCGGGAATGCTTGCTGTAGGGTTCTGCAAGCGACCGTGACCGCCCCCTTTATTTATACAGGAGCCGCTTCTTCTGAAGCTTCCTCTGCGGGTGCCTCTTCTGCGGGTGCCTCTTCTGCGGGTGCTTCTTTTGCAGGAGCCTCTTCTGCCGCATCAGGGGTTTTATCACCGTCATCCATAAGATGACAAGTACCCATGCTTGTTGAAATAACTACAACCCCTCCAATCAGAGCAACCTTTGGATTGAGTTTCTTCCAGAGTTCTTTTAGCTTTTCCATTATGTCTCCTCAGACAGGTCGTCTTCGGTAATGAGTGTATATGTGAAAACCTCAGCACCTGACGCCTTCCAAATACTAACCGCTTCTTCCCAGTCTGCGATTCGGGCAAACACCTGGCAGCCCGCCGACCACTTATCTACTCGCGTAGAGTTCTCCCCAGCATGGTGCAAATTCACACCGTACCAGCCCTCGATTCCAGGGTCGTCGTCATGGCCAAACGACAAAATGTTATTCCGATCATTGTCACGCCAGACGCGGATGGGCGCTGCCCGTTGACACAAAGTTAGGTACTTTCCACGGTGCATATCCCACTTATACGCCCTGTATGAGCCGGGAACCATGATTGCGGTGCCAGCAGCACGACCGTAAACCTCAGGATGTTCAAGGCAATACGCCCCCGGATCCGTGGTGATTCTGTATTTTTTGTGCTGCCACAATCCGTTGTTCACCCATACCAAGTGCATCTCATCGTCAAAGCTATTGGAGATCGTGTTGTTTGATCTGACGCCAATAATGTTGATTTGACCATCGGTATAAACTTCGTAGTCCTTTTTCTTCAACACATTGATGATAGGTGGTGGCTCATCAGACACTTCGGGCTGCTTTGGCTCCTCAGCGGCTTGTAAAGCCTTTAGGGTGTTAGGCCCCACGATTCCGTCTGCTGCTAGTCCTGACGCCTTCTGGAAGCGCTTTACGGCCTTTTCTGTGCCTCTACCAAAGATTCCGTCTACACCGATCTGGCCATAGCCCTTGTCGTTCAAAGCCTTTTGAATGTCTTTGACTTCATCTCCACGGGATCCGACTTTGATTAGCACAGCTCATTTACCCCATGCTCTTGATGCCAACGCGAACAATCACATCAGAAGTGGGCGAGGTTGGGCTTACGCCAATAGCTCCTGCTTCAATAACGCCAGCGATTGCAAGATTGCCAAATGTCGTACTGCTTGGTGCGCCGCTGTTAATAATGCCAATAAACTGTCGGCTTACTCCACCCTGAACTCGAAACAACAAGTCTGGATCATCAACACCTACATTAACGTCTGACCCATCGTTGTATAAAGCGGCGTGTACAGCATCGCTGCTGTTCTGCGTATTGTCTACTTCAACAATCATAATGCCAAGGTCAGCAACAGCACCGCTAATGTCCTGCGCCTCAGTCGTCGTGGCGTCAGTTTCGGTAGCGACATAATCAATTAGTTTTGCTCTTTTAGTAGTAAAACTTGCTGCCATTTTTAACTCCGTTTCAGAATGATAGTGAGTTTGTTGGTGCCTGCTGGACCAGTACTTGCTTCCTTTCCATTCTCTTCAGACACAAAGTAGCTAAGACCATTAGAAAACGTCACACCATCAGGAACGGTCCAAACAGTAGTATCGTTTGGCTTCATTTGAAGAATCCAGTTTGGTTGTGTTGTTCCTGGTGTAATGTCAGCCGAATCAAACAACTTGAGGTAAGCAGTGTTGGCGTCTCCGCTTACATAAACAATTGTATACCAAGTGCCCCCTCCGCCAGCCACGTCTTCAACAGCAGTAAGGCCGGGACCAGTATCATGAATGATGTCTGCGCCTAACGAAAGCGTTTGATTGGTTGCTGTAATAGCCATTAGCCACCTCGACCGGAAGGAGTGGGAGCAGGAGGATTAGGATTGGCAGCAGGAGCAGCGGCAGGTTTTTCCGCAATCGCAGACTGCACAATATCAAGGCATCGTTTGAGGCCCTCAGGCATTCCGTCATCACGAGCAAGAACCTTGACGTTGTACTTTGCTGAGTTGTCGGAAGAGCGAGTGTTTTCGCTCTTGGCGGAGATGGAACCGTGGATCTTGACATCAACACTAACTGGACCCCAGCCCGCTTTGACCTCAGTATCCATTGTCGCTTCGTAATCGCGACTAGATTTAGATGAAGTGCTAGACTTCACTTCCATAGTGAATTCAACTTCCACCTCTTTCACCGCCAATGAAGGAGTGTTTAGAATCGCAAGAATCGGAACATCAAGTTGATTCGTGACTTCAGTGTATCCACCAGCCCCGTCGTTCACGGGCTTAGAATAGGTAAAGTCCACCGTCCTCGCCTTCATCAGGCCATTGGCGTCAGTCTCCAAACCAACGGTTTGAATAAAATCCGCAGTAGCTTTAGCAAGCTGAACCTGGGAGTTACAAGCAGCCGCCAGCGGACCACCGATAAGTTGATCCATTGGAAGACCACCAAACTGGTCGGACATTTTTACGAGGCCATCAGCCATTACAAGCTCCTAAGTCTATTTCTTTTTTCGTGTTGAGGTTTTTTTCGAACCAAGACCTTTCGCTACTTTTTTTACGGCTTTCGATTGCCGCGCATGCATCTTCGAGGCTTTCTTCAGCTCTTTACTAATCTTCGAAAGTTTTTTCTGTACAGGCAAAACGCACCCCTACTTCTTCTTCTTGGCTTTGAATGAGCCTGTTTTCTTCTTCATCTTACTGTAAGTCTTCGACGAGATGGTCGAGTTTGACTTGGAACGACTTGTCCCTGCTTTCTTACGCTTATTGATGTTTCCATACAAACTGTTTTTAGCCATGTGTTCTACTTCATGCTCTTAGTGCCTTTGCACTTCCAGCGTTTTCTCGAAAGATTGTTTGGGGTGTTTGGATCGTTCTGTTTTTTCTTAGAAAGCCGCTTCTTAATTCCAGCAGAACGAGCGCAATAAGCATCACCTTTCGATGTGCCAGGCTTTACACGACGACCGCCGCCTTTGGCTTTGCCAGCTTGGCCATAAGAAACTCTTTTGCCTGAAGCAGTAACTTTGACTTTCGCTTTTCCTTTTGCTGGTTTGGCCATGTTTTTTACGGGAGCAGTTTAATAAGTTGATTGTCGATTCGAGCATAACCTTCAGGAGGCTCTTGCCCTTTAAAAGTTATGGAAATCTTAGCAGTATTTCGTTTTTTAGCAAACCATCCATTGCCACCTACAGACGGATTTATTTTTAGCTTGCGATGAGTACAACCAATGTCAGCGCCATCTTGCATGCCCTGAAGTTCAATATCCATTTCAACAGTAAGTGCATCAATCGCTAAAGATTGTCCGGTGACGAGTGTTTGCATCGGAATTTGAACGTCTCGTTCAATCTGTTTTCCTTCTTCCCACACAGGAAGACGAACAGTCACCATTCTTGGTTTGTATATTGGGCTTCCGTCAGAAGCTTTTTCGCCTGTATCAATCCAATATTCTTCTTGCTGAATGTGATTCAGTTCGTGCTGTTCAGCGATATCTGTTGATTTGATTACGGCTTCTTGAATTGCTCCAACAAACTCATCTAACGAGAAGTGTGCCATCGTCCTTTTCCCTTATTTGGACTTTTCTACAAACATCACACTGGCATACTAATGGCTTTGGTTGTTTTGCTTCTTGATGCCCAGCACACCAAGCTTCATACATATAAAGCACTGCACCGCCGCTTAAGAAAGGGTAAACCCTATCTTCTCGAAGCTCTGCATATTGCTGTTCTAAAAGCCACTGAACAAAAGACTCATTGTCTTGCCATCGATTCTTATTAATCGGTGATTCTGTTGACATAACCAACCACGTTGATTTTATTCGCAGTGTCGGCAATAGCAGCGATTCTTCTGGCAGCGCTTCCGGTCCCACGAACAGAATGTCCAGAGAGCACAAGCATCAACCCTGTTTGGGGAGGAACTTTGAACATTACTTTTTCAGCGTCTGCTGCAGACGCGCTGCTTACATAGCCAACGTGTAGAGTTACTAAAATAGAAGTTGTATCAATATTGGTCATCCACAACCAAACTTCATCTCGAATGCCTGAAGACGTTCCTGTGTCGTGAATAAAGGAACCGTTTCCGGCAGTATCCGTGATAGTAATCGGGTTTCCGTCTCCTTCTGTTCCGCCAGGTGACAGGTTAATTTTTGCATAGGTTGCCAAATCAACCTCCTATTGCTGTTGGCATTGAGACAATAACCCAGAAATCATACCAATACTGGACACCATTGACTCATGAGCTTCCTTTAGTTCTTCTATTTCTTTCTCTGCCTGATGAAGAGCAAAGCCTGGGTCGGGGCATTCTTGATCTGAGTCGTGAGAGCCATGACTAAGTTCAATGCCGCCTACTCCTATTGCAGATCCGCCAGCAAGATAAACGAGTATCCAGCCCCACGGAGGCATGTTGGACAAAGGGTTGGTAGAACCCTCACTCACATTCCCTCTTTAGTACGCGCTCAAAAAGCTCTTCATATTTCCGAGTCATTTTTGTGAGCTGGCGGCCCATCCGCCGATTTTGGTTGATGAGGTAGCCAATAAATCCCATGGTCATTCCCAGGTCCAGGTATTGAGCTACGACATCGCCTTCCACTTACCCCTCCATAAAAATCGCAATGCACTGCATGATGACGATGGTTGCGAGAATCAGCCCTTGGGCTTTGTGGATTTCCTTCTTAATGCCTTGAATATCAACACGAATTGCGGACACTTCAGCCTCCGTAGTATCAACGCGCTGGCCAAGAACAGCTACGTCCGTTTCAAGCTTTCTTACTCTCTGCTCCATTACATCCCCTACTCCGCTGCGACACCACGCAAATACCACAATCTTTGGCTATCTTCCACGTCATCACTGCTAAACGCAAAGATATTGCAGTTCAATACCAGAAAATCAACTTCATCCGTTGGAACTACAGAGAGCAGTTCGTTTGCGCGATTGTCGGTACATTCAATTCGAATGTAGTTCGCGTATTCAGTTCCAACAGTAGTCGTGCCTAACGCAACACCCCAGAGTTCTTGCGCGGCAATAGCATTCATAATCTCTGTTGCTTTCGAGTTTGATCTAGCATCAATTAGAATCTCAGAAGCCATACCTACGCACCTGGGAAAGCAATACGGTTCGCCAAGCTTTGAACCATGTACCGTATTTTTTTAATCTTGACGACCGAAGTAGAGCAGTTCCCGGTCCAGTTGCCTGAGCACAAGTAAATATGGCAATACTTACCATCAAACTTTGTACTGTTATCCGTAGTTCCGATTGTCACACCTGTTGTCCAAAGTGCAGAATTTACGGTGTCATTGTCGGGGTAATAATCGTTAACGTCAGAGTTGTACGCTGAACCTTTAACAGCGGTTCTTCCGCTTGAATGTCCGGTTGGAATGCCGCCCATTTGAAAAACCAACGCATTGGGGCCGTCTGCATGACTGCCACCTTGATTTTTCCACCTCACCTGAACACTGTTTGTGATACCGCTTTGGCCTGTAAACCCAACCTTAAACACTCTTCCGTCAGAACTAGTGGCAGGATTATGGTTCATGTTTTTGGTAACAACAGCCGCAAAACTATCAACAGTGGCAGGAAGAGCTGGGTCGCCGCCCTGGTCTGAGTTGTACCAGGCGATTCCAAGACCAAGCATGTTGTTATTTCCGTAGCTTGAAGAGCCCGCTGTCCATGGCCAGTCCGTGTCGAACTGAACCTCGACAGTAAAAACTGCGGCCTCTCCGTACCACTTTCCCGCATCAACACCACTCGGCCTGCCATTTGGAAAACAATTGATCGGTTGCGCTGAAATCAGGCAGGCCCCCCGCTTTGTATCGTTTCCAACCATTTTATGGTTTTGCCCATTAGGCATGTCGATTTGCATCTTGCCGTTAGTAAGCGACCAAGTTTGATTCGCGCCGTTGTTGCCGTTCTTCCTGACCCAAAAAGCGTTACCTGGGTCTAGGCTAACTTCTGTCCAAGCAGAGTAGGTGTCACCGCCGCCAGCAGTTGGGGTTTTAGGACCACGGTTTGGGATAACATTAGGGTTCCGTGTAACTCTTGGAGCGTATAACCCAAGATCAAATCGGCTACGTCTACTCATCAGATGTCCAGCCTGTTTACAAATCCAAAGATGTTGATCACGTTTGCTTGGTTTGCAAACGCTTTTATAACAAGGCCGTTCTGAAGAGGAATGCCTGGTGCAATCTGCACAAGACCGGCTTCCTCAGCAACATCAACAACAATCAAGTCGTCAGCGGCTGTGCCGCCCCATTCAATGGTTAGCTCAACAGTGCCGGTGTGCTGGTTAGCAGCCCACAACCAGATTTCATCAATGTCGGTCGTGCCGCTCACTGCTGTGTGAACAGTAACAGCAGCACCAGTGCTAGTGCCCGTAACCTTGATTCCTTTGCCCTGGGTGCTTCCGCCAAGAAGTACTTTGCTGATTGTAGCCATTGAGTGATCCTATGAAAAAACTTGCATGTGAAGATTTAAGTTGAGGTCGTTTGGAGGCGGAGCCTCGTCAACCCATGAAAGGTCGCCACCACTATTGGTTTTTAGGATGCTATCCGCAGCAGGCGTTGCGGCAGGCCAAGTATAGGTGTGGTTAGACGCGATGTTCGCAGCGGCCTGAAACTTCATAAAGTTCGTGCCGTTGTCTGAGTCCTCGTTGAGAAGGAGAGAGGCCGCTGCGGCAGTAGACCCAAAGATCCGAACACCACCTGTACCTTTCGGCTTCAAAGACATCGTGATGTTGGTCGAGTCTCCCAGCACGCTGATTGCAGGAGCAGTGCCATCTGCTGCGTTTTCAATCTCAACGTAGTTGACGGCGCTCCCAACTTCACAGAACTTCAGCAACTTAGCGTTATTGCTGTCAACGATAGCGCTGCTGTCCGTCATTTCAATGTCGCCAGGAACGACAATGTCGCCATCATTTTCAATGGTGAACACAGTGGACAAACTATTTGCGCTACTGCCGGAACCACCTGCTGCTGAGCTCTTGAAGACAATAGCGCCACCAGCGGCATTTCCTGTGCTCTGCCCACCACTAATCGTCAGGCTCCTACCGGCAGTGTTGGTGCCAGAAACAGCAGCAATAGACATCGTAGCGTTCTGACCGTTGGAATACTGAAGATCACCACCGTTTACGGTGAGGTCACCATCAACCTGGGTGTTTCCAGAGCCATCGAAAGAGATCCCAGCAGACCCACCGTTGTCTACGATGTTGTTGCCGGAGACTTTAAGATCGCCAGCAAGCACCACGTTCTGCGTTTCACTGATTGTAAGAGCAGCTTGCAAACCCGAGTCGTTGTTGGTCGAAAAGACCATTTGGCCTTTTTCATCGTCCGACGAACCAACGTGGCTAATTTCAATCTGACCTAAAGCGTTGTTACCGTGATCCTCAAAGATCAATCGAGTTTCACAACCACCATCGCTATTCTCGGCAGTTTCATTCTGAAGGGTCACATATGCGTTCGCGCCCTTAATCTGCAACATAGTGCCAGGAGCGTTGTCCCCAATACCTACGTTTCCGTCAGTGTGAATACGCATGCGTTCGGCAACATCATCAGTACCGCTAACCTTCGTCCTAAACTGCATGCTTGCGGTGCCGGTGCCATCTCCTTGTCCGGTAGCCAAGATTAAGTCGCCACCGTTAATGTTGTTTGCACCGCCCATGACGCCGCTTCCGGCGCTGATAGACAGGTTCTTTCCTGCGGTAGTGCCGCTCGTTTGATTTCGGGCACTAAGAACCGTAAGGTCAGCATTACCAGCCGTACCTAAGATAAGATCCGCAGTAGTGCCTGTAATAATCGCACCATAATTCTGGTCAGCACCTGAAGCATAGATGTCCAAACCGATGTTGGTCTGTGCTCCAGAAGTTCCACCAGTAAGATCAACGTCGATTCCTGTGTTCAGAACCGTTCCAACCATGGTTGGTGAATCTGAGTTGATGTCTAAATCAAGACCAATGTTTTGTCCTGTTTGGCCTGTAGCAATGATTCCAGTAGCGTCGTAGTCAATGTGGGCGGCAACGGTTGTGTGGCTTGTTGTGGCCGTGACATTAGCGTCCACAACAAGGTTGCCGCCTCCGACAGTCAGGTCACCAGCAAGCGTTGTGGCCTGCTCGTCATCAATAGTCAGAGCGGTGGTAAGGCTGGACCCTGTATGCGTAGACAGGATCATCTTGCCTTTGGTGTCGTCAGAAGAGCCGCTATGGCTTACCTCAATCTGTCCAAGCGCAACATTGGCGTGGTCTTCAAAGATCAGCTTCGATTCACAGCCACCGTCTGAGTTCTCAGATGTTGAGTTCTTTAGGGTGACATACGGAGCGTTGTCCTCAACTTGTAGCTTTGTCCCAGGAGAGGCCGTACCAATACCAACACGATCATTGGTTTCATCAACCACAACAGTTGGGCTATCAACCTCAAGGTCGGTAAGGATCTGTGACCCTCCGCTGCTGTTGAACGGACTATTGAAACCCATGCTACCCCCTAATGATTACCTGCTTTTGAATCAGCCCAATGCAGCCTGGCAGACGCAATCTCCGGGCTCCCAGTATGGTCATTTACCTGCACCCACAGAACACACTTCCCAGCCGTTGTCTGCGCGGCAGGGGCTGTCACTACAGCATCAATCGCAATCGAGACATGCTTAAGGTTGCCTGTGACTCCACTCTGAAGCCTTTGGCCTGTAGCCTCACCAGTCATAGGGTGATCCCGACCCGTATCCCAAGTCAAAAAACAATCCACCGTAGTGGCGCTATTCGCATTGGTAAGGGAAAGGTCGAGATGAGACAAATAGCAAGCCTGAGGCATAGCTTTGGACTTGGCATCGATGGCAGAATCTTCTTCAAGAATCAAACCAACATTACCGCCACCCATAGCTGCGTAAGTCTCTCTTACCTCGGTTGTAGCATTAGCGTTGACGATGAAGCCCTGCATTCTGGCCTCCTAGTTAGAAGGTAGAAGAATCAGGTTGCGCCGCCAACAAGTCCACGCCATGTGGTGCCATCGCAGTACACTAAACCAGATTCGTTCTGTTCAATAGTAAGGATTGTGCCTGCAGCATCGTTTCGGACCACAATATCCTCAGCGGCATTAGCAGAGTTGAAGATGAAAAGGAGAAGTCCGGTGCAAAGAGCCTCAGCCGGAAGGTCCAGGTTCTCGTCATTACCACCAGGATCAACAACCAAAAAGTTAGATGTGATGACAGTCTGGGCAGCAGCAGCAGTTCCCGTAACCAACAAGGTATGAGTAGCATCAGCCATATCGATGGCTTGGCCCCTGAACGACAGAAGGCTTGTTGCGCCGCTAAGAGCTGTCAACAAAGCGGTCTGCCCTTTGACCTTCAAGCCAAAGCCAGGCTCAACGGGAATATCGTGATTGAGAGCGTTACCGTTCATCATTTCGGGAATTTGGGACATTGTAGTGGTCTCCTAGTAGGGTAGAGGGATCTTAAAAAAATAATAGCACGTTGCGATTAATCAGCGAACACCAAAGTGATAGGGCCTTGTTTTACCATTCTTCATACTTTAGTCCCTCCAAAGTGATAGGGCCTTGTTTTAGGGCTTCTTGATTAGCTTTCTGTTGTTCTGCAGTGTACGTCTGTTCGACGTTTGGATCAGTAGTAAGGGCTGCTTGGCGCTCTTGCATAAGCATTCTGTTCTTAGCTCTTGTCTGAGCCCTGGCTCTCACAGTGCTTCGTGTTGGAAGATAAACTGGCTTGATTCCAAACATTCCAGCAAGCTCTGACAAACTGAATTCTGTTGCCTGTTTTTCCATCAACTTTGTAATGACATCATTCAGGTGGACTTTATATTCGCCTTTTGCGTTTTTCATCCAAACGTCTTTTACACCAGCCGACGCCGCTTTGGCGCGAACTTCATCTTCAGTCATGTCGCTTGTAAGAGTCAGCTCCATCATGTTGATTCGAGGATGAAGCTGTCTCATCGGCCTATCTAAAGTATGCCGGGCTGACATTGGATCACCCTGTCTATCAATATATGCTGTTGGATCGGCCCTCATTTCAGACCATGTTGCACCAAACGGTTTGAGAATAGGTCTGTCTAACTTACGAGATGCGGCTCTTGTTGCAGCAACAAACGCTTCTAAAATGCCCGTGTTGGCCCTATCCAGCCAATTGAAAGTATCCATTGACCTACCGCCACCAGGGGTTTGCATAAGATTGCGCCAAATCCACCAAGCTTTTCCGTTCTTAGCGTGGAACCAGCCTTGTTCTGGTAAACCAATTTGGTCTGCTTTAGTGGCATCCAAATGACTTCTTGGAGTAACGTCAAAGAGTCCATCAACAAGCATTCCGCCAGAAATTGCTCTGTCAATCTCAACAAGCCAGGGCGGAACCTTGTTGTAGTCATCAAGAGACCTGTTGTAGAAAATATCTTTACCTGTTGCCAGGACAGGAAGAGCTTGAATGTGCGGCATAAATCGTGACGCCAAACCACGAATAGCATCTCCTCTGCTTTCGCCTCCTAAGCCCGGAATCACTCCAGTATCCACAATGTCTACATACAAGTTCAAAACATCCATCATTGGAAGAGGCGGCGTAATGTAGGCTATTTGTGCAGTTCTTTGCGTGTTTATCTGCGTGTTTCTAATAAACACGGGAAGCCTATTGATCTGATACTCCCTCATCATGATCTCTGGATCATCACTAAGATAAACCTGCTGCACACCACGAACCATTCTAATCTGACCAATGAGTCGGGCTGGGTTGGTAAGCAATGTCTCCCAGAAATGATCAAGGTTCTTTCTCAGGTAGGAATAGAACATGATCAGGTTGCGACCAACCTTTTTCTCGGCCTCGCTCAAATCGGCGTAGTCATACAAGAACTTGCGGGCGCGTTCTGCCGCATGAGCTGGAGTAAATCCTCTTTCAAGGTAATCAAGGAAAATGCTTACGCGATAGAAATTGTCCATCGCGGTGGCTGTTTCAATAAGAGTCCTTTGCCATTCACGACCTCCGCGACCAACAGCTTTTGCCCATCCTGGTTTTCCTGAAAACATTCTTTCAAGGTCTTTAGTTAAAGACTGGATTGTTTCAGCATGAATAAAACTTGATTTTAGTCCAGCGTTTTCAGTCAACCGAATAAGCTGTTCCGTTGAATAGACCATTCCATGTCTGGTCACCAGCGGTGGAGCATCAGGCGAATAATCAATAGCAATTCTGCGGCCATTCTTTGTAAGGCCGTCTTTATACAATGCCATTACAATCGCTTTCGTTTGAGCGGTGTTTCTAAACAAAGCTCTAATTGTTCCAGTAATGCCCATTCCTTGGTACATCTGGAAGAACCCGCCCATTCCAACACCCATATAGTAAGCAGGGTTTGGAATGCCGATTCCGGTAGTTACGCCCATTCGAACGTTTCGAAAGGTCATAGGAAACAAGGCGGCAAGAGTTTGAAGCCCCTCGTTGACAACCATTCCAACTTGAACATTTAGATCTTTTTCTTTAATCCTTTCCGAAATGCTTTGAGTCAATCTGTTTGTGCTTGTTGTATCAGCCTTTGGACCATAAGCAGCACCAACCCGAGATACTCGGTCATAGGCATTTTCAATTTCCATAACCACAGCAGAGGGCATAAACATTTCTTGCCCATCAGGGGTGGTGTATCTTTCGAATCCTCTTTTCGATGGCTCCATACCAAGACGATCAAGAATGTCCATTGCGGCTTCATAAGCCATCATGTCGTGGACATTATCGAGAGTGTCTCTTGGGAAAAAGTTGTCTGCTGCTCTAGTAATTTCGTCAGCGGGAAAAATGCCTCCCGTTGTAGTGTCTTGTCGTGGTGCGTCTGGAAACTCTTGGTATTGGTACTCTACTTGTCCGCTTTCTACTTCTTGGAAATAGACTTTTCTTGCTAACAAATAATGCTGCTCTTGATTTAGATACCAAAGAACCCTTTGGTAGTAGAGATCCTCATTAATACCAACATATTCAGCGCCCTCTGGTCCTTGTTCAAGAATCTTGCCTCGCCCGGTTCTAGCAATGTCCCATGTGCTAAGACCGATTCCTGATCTAAGAAGAGTCTTGTTTAATCCTTCAACCAGGTCCATGCATCGAAGCCGAGCCATGACTTCCATCATTGCAAGGCCGGGATTAAAGTTGGGCATTTGATCGGGTCTTGAACCAACTTTAGTTTTAAAGTTGTTGGACACATAAACCATCAACTCATCGATCTTTCCTGTATAGAACAAACTGTAGATAGCCCCTAAATCAACGTCTGGGATTCTCCTGTCTAGGTGAATACCCATTCCACCAACGAATGCTCCAAGAATGATTCGACCGCGCTGTATTACTGCTTCTTCTTTTTCTTTTACGCTTTTTCGTAGACGATAAAGGGCGTCTCCCATGGCAAGACGGTCTGCTTCAGAAAAGTCTGGAGTCTTTCCTTCTTCAAAAGCCTTGTACGCTTTTCGTCTATAAAGGCCAAGAATTCTTAGGGCTTCTCGTTCTCTTTCTCTAAGTCGTCGTTTTTGAGGCCCTCCTTTTCCAGTCAAGTCTCGACTCGTAATGATGTCTTGAAGCTCTTCTAAGCTATCAAGAATCTCAATGAGCATAGAACCTTGCTCGATATCAACTTCCGTTCCATCTATAGGATCTACAGCATCTTTGGGGTTTTGCGGAATGTATGAATCGCTATCAATATCAGCATTTCTAAGTTCTTGAACAAACGAGTCAAACCGTTCTCTAAATGGTTCAACGAACTCGGTTCCTTTGTTTTTGTCCTTTCTGGAACCAAGAAGCCTTGTAACTTTTGCAGGATCCACTGGCGCTTGAAACATGTGCTCGAAAAAAGCAAACAACTCGCCTTCATCAACCTCTACACCAGAACGCATTGCGCGAACAATAAGAGCCCTAAAATCTTTATCTACGTTTCCAATCTGAGCGATAATCTCTGTAAGAGCTTCAACTGCCTCTGGATTCAAATCTCCACCAGCAAACTGTTCCTTCTTAAGAGCACCAAACGCAGACCTAAGCTTGGTCATTACGTTGTCGCCTGAGTCTGGACCAAATCTCTCAAGGGCTGATGAGCCGCTTTGTTTAAGAGCGTTCCACCAAGCATACCCAAGTGATTTTGGTATCTTGTGTGTATAGCTAGTCTGACGAGCTGCGGGGCCAGCAAGAACATCTACTGTTGCTGTTTGAATCGCATTCCACTCATCTGCAGTTACCGTATTTAGGTCTCTGTCCCAATCGGTAATGTGCTTTCCAGTTCCTGCAGGAATGGCCTCTAAAGTTGCAGCACCAAGGGGTTCTCTTGCAAGAGATCGGATGTGGATCCTTAGACCTTCTGCCTCGAAATCGTTGAATGTAAAGGTGTTGGTAGATGGATCATAGTTCTTGCTCGGATCGTTGTGTGCAAAGATTTCTCCGAACATCTCATCTACAGCTTTTTGGATTTCTTTAACCCTGTTTCTTGGAACAATGCTTCTGGTTGTCATTGGAACCATATCCATTGCATGTCCAAACGTTTTCCGTGCATGTTCTCCGCTTACATAGCCAAGAATCCTTGCAAACAGATCCACAGGATCAACTTCGGCCTCTCCTGGCCTGTATCCAATTGCTTGTAGAACGTTTTCAAGCCTTCTATCTATTTGATAAAAAGTTCTTTTTTGGGCCTGTGCAATAGCCGATTCTTCTTCCAAAGCCTTTTCTGTTTCAAGCCTAATTTTGTCGCCAGGAAAAGTTCGACCCAACTTAGAAGTCATGTCGGAAACGTCTCTTCTAAGAGCCTCCTCTGGCCGCAAAAACCTATCCCAGAATGCGCGAGTCTTTGGATCGATTGTAGCCAAACCACGCTGGCGATGCTTGATCCAAAAATCTTGCATGCTTCTATACAGGTCATCCATGGCTCGAGGACTGATTCCGTCTGGAGTTTCAAGCGTATTGACGTAGTTCTCAAACACATCCGCAGCATGAGCTGCACCAGATGGAGTCAGCACTGGAGAAGTCTTTCCTGAATGGTCAAAGTTCTTAGCAAACGCTTTGTACCAGGTCTCGCCCATAAGTCTTGCTATGAGCCTTCCATTTGCTGAAAACAGCTTTCTAAAATCACCAGTCTGAAACAACTCTGTAAGATGAAAAACATCTTCATTGGTCATCAGCAATTCATCTAAGACATCATCAGGGTTGCTGTACCTGACCTCATATCTGGAGGTTTTCCTGGGAACCTTGTCAACGTCACTTCTGTATGTAGAAAACAAGTATGGTTCAATGTCTCTTGGAACAGACCCGGTTTTCCCGCCGGAAATAATATACTTTCTAAAATCTTGAGTAGACCACAGTCTTTCATTTAGCTCGTATTGTTTGATAACCGCATCAGCCAAATTCAGTTTTTCAATCAATGGAAGATCGTCAACTGCTTGAATCCAATCAGGAGCGATTCTTTCGTTTGTTCGCAGTGGACCAAACAACTCTAAACGCAAGTCTGCGTTTCTCCATGGAACATTAAGTCTATCGACATCGCCAATGCCAAGCACTGACGCATCAGCCCCACTTGGACGACCCATTACTGCAACCAAGGAAACAGCAGTTTCGAAATCATGACCAAAGGCCATAAACTCGCCTACTTCAGAAAGAACCTCATTGAGGACTCGCTGCGCATCTGGCGTAGTAGAATCGTTAAAATCACCCCAGACCTGAGTGGTAAACTTTCCTTCTCTGATCTTGTTTTGAAGAACTTCAAAGATTCTTTGGTTGTTTTTAGAAATGCTTTCAGGGGTGTTCTTGATTGGTCCAGAAACCGCTGAAGACATTTCTGCCACAATAAAATCAAGAGCAGCTTGCCTTCGAAACAGAGCTTCTCTTTCCGCAAAAGACACATCAGAACCGATGCTTATTTTTCCTTCAACAAGCCTTTCTGAAATGTCCAAAATTTCTGGTGGAAACTCTTCAGAAACCTTTTCGTTTCTAATGTATTTCATCAAGGCTTTGAACTTCTTAACGAAAGCGTCGAATGTCTTTTTCCAATAACTTTTGTTTTCTGCAAACTCTTTTTGAGCCATCAAAGACTTAGGAAGTTCTTTAGTAATCAAATAGTCAGACAAAGTATCAGCAAGCCACTCTGAAAAGGTTGTTTCAGTACCGTACCTTCCTTTGAAATCATCAGACCTTGACCAGTCTGGAAATCCTTTTGAGGCTTCACGCAAATATGCCGTTCTTAAGGCTCTAATGTCTGTTTCTGGAAGGAAGGTGGCATGAAGAGCATGAACTAATTCATGAATAAAAGTTGAAGCTCTCGTTTCTGGATCAGAAAGAGCCAGCATTTCATTCTTAGTCAAACGAGCAATCGTTTCGCTTATTACCTCAGCGGTTTTAATTCTTATCGGATCTTTTCCTGGGGCACTCCATTTTTTGCTAATCTTTCCAACTTTCAAGGTCATTTGCGATGCAAGAGCTAATATAATTTTTTCTTCTTGACCTGCAGCGCCAGGACCAAAGACCCTGTCCATGACTTGTTGAGCTGAATGAGAAATGTGTCTTCCCAATTTCTTTTTCAATAATTCTTTGATTCTTCTTTCAATTTCTAATCTTGACTTAGAGCCTTTGGCGTCCATCATGGCTTGAGTCAGAACCGAAACTTGATCAAATACTTTATCGACTTCTTCGGCAAACAGCTCACCGAATTGTTTGAAGTCAATATCTGCAAACTCTTCAATCGGGCCTTCGTTTAAAGGCTTGGCGAAGTTCATTCTAATTTGGCCAGTTCTAACGTTGTAGAAGCCTAAATCGGTAATACCAGCGTCCAGGTCTAAAGAACCGGAATCCCCCAGGAAAGCTTTCCTAAAAAATTGATCAGGAAGAATGTCAACCAAAGCCATCGTCAACCAGTAGTTAGGCTCATCGATGAAGCCTTCCTCATGCCAAAGTGTCAGCTTTTCTTCGAACGCCCTTCTTTGTGTTTTGTATTTTTTAGTAGGGCCAGCGTCCATCAATGAGTCAGCGTCATCGGCCTTTACAACCCTAAGCCTCTTTACAGCCACCCCGCTAACGTCTTCAACTTCGGCTGATTCAACTACAGAATAGGGCCGTGCATCAGGGTGTTTCTGGGCTTTAGGTCTGTTCAGCACGCCTTTGAGTCTCTTCTGGAACTGAGCAGACAACTCAACATCAGAAAAAACAATCGCTGCATCAATGTCTGGAAAGGAATCAACCATCAACTCGATTTGAGCAACAATAGAATCCAAGGTGACATCTGCAACACTAAAACCATTGCCCTCAAAAAGAGGCTTGGCGTCTGTTCCTTCTAAGGTTCTGATTTTAAAAGTAAGCCTATGATTTGGCCCGCCTTTATCAGTCTGCTCCATAAAAGCAGCAATGACTGGTTTTCCGTCAGGACCATCGATAACAACAAAGAGATCCATTGATTCTGGTATTGGGGCTTCACCTTCTTTTAGTCGCCAAGGACCATCGGCTTCTCCTCGCATTACCTCTTTTAGGACAGGATCTACTTCACCATTTCTTCGAATGACGCTTCTGCGCAAAGGCCGTTCTGTATATCCTTTGCTGTTTGCTTTTGGAGAAAACTCAATTGGCTTGCCTAAACCAATATCAAAGTCAATCCAAACGCCGAGACTGCCTAAATCAGGGTCAAACTTTCTCGGACCAAAATCGGTTTCAATAGTGGTCGGCCTACCGGAATGAGTTGGTGGCGGAGCAGTTGGTGTTTCTCCTGCTTCTGGATCAACATCAACATCAGGGTCGGCCTTCTTAGGCTCAAAACCGTCTCTTTCAAACTTGATACTGACGTATTCAAAGAACTCAATGGGATCGTAGATTCGATCTTCCATCGCATATCGCCAAGCTTGTTTTTCAAGGCTTGTAAGAATCGTTGGAATCTCTGCCCGATCAATAAGCCCTTTGTCGGCAGCGTTATACAGCTCAGTTTCTACACGCTTATATGCATCTGATTGACGTGTATTAATAATGTTCGGATCGCCGTAAGTAAGCAAATGCTCAATAGTTTTGAGCGCTACACCTTTTCTTTTTGCGGCAATGTTCTTGAGGTTCTTTAAAATCGTTTGTCTCGGAGTGCCGGTAACGATTTCATAGATAGCCAGAACTTCATTCAGAACGTGACTTGGAACGGTTTCAAGAAACTTTTCCGCCTCGATGCTGTTGAGGGAATTGTGAGCCATAAGCTCAATGCCTCTTGAGGCCAAGGCATAAAGATCTTTGTGCTTAATCTCAGGGATTGAGTCTATTGAATCCCCAAAACCATCTCCGGTTTTTTTCATGTGAGAGATTACAGCATCTAAAACTCTTCGCTCATGCACACCAAGCCGGTCATCGTCAGAACGACTAAGCCTTTCTAAAGCTTCGACATTGTTTAAATCAGCGTCATCAACAATGTCTCGAATATGATTTACAGCTCGAGTGACTTCTAAATCTACACTAAACCGTTTAGACCTAAGCCTCGGAAACATTGCAGATAATGTGGCGTCTAATCTAAACGCTACTGTAGGTTTCTTTTTGGCCTTGCCAGTACCAGGAACAGCGAGACCGCTCGCGTCGTCAACTCCAAAACTAGCCACATCTGACCAAAAACCTTTTTTTCCTGTTGGGTGGCTCCAATAACTCCATGTGTTCCAACCCCTGTGGGCGGTTCTATAAACTTGACCAGTAGCCCAAAGAGGCGGCGCTTCCCAAGGAACCAACCAATCTGCAAGGATTCCAACGTTACCCCAGAACAGGAACTCTCCAGAGTTTCTATCAACACCCTTAGCATACATGAGGTCAGTCATGTGCCTAGAGAGACCCATCTCGCCAGTGTAAATGTTGGCAAGAACACGAGCTAAATAAGACGTGTTTGGATCCCTTACTCGTTTGTTTGGAGACCGGGCAAAGTCGATTCCTGCTGGAGTAAATGGAAGAGGAGCTTCCATAAAGACTTCTTGAAATCCACCAGCGACACGCATGATTCTGCCGATGCTGCTTTCTTGGATAACGATTTCGCCATTTTCAATGGCGGTTTCCATAAAAATCGTTCCAAAAGCTCTTGCTGCGGGAACCGTTGTTCTTCCGCCACCCGTAAAGATTGCATCTATGTCCGCACCAGCCGCAAGCAAAATGGAGTCCATAAAGCTTTGTTCAGACGGAATAAGGTTGTCTAAAAGCTCAGGGAGATACTTTGCAATCAAACCAATCGGAACAGCACGAAGGTGCCTACGAATTTCGTGGTTAGTAAGTTCGTTGTTCTCAACAGCTATAAGAATCGTTCGAATCGCTGGAGGAACATCCGATTGAGTGAGCTCATCGTACCTTTGCTGGCCGAGAAGCTTAAACTTAGCAAGGTCTAATCTGCCGCGAATAATGTGCTCAGGCATTTCTGAAATAGTAAGACCAAGGATAAGATGCCGAACAGCGTTCTTTACATCTTCATCTTTAGACGCCTGTTCAACAGACATTCCATTGTCTAAATATACACGAACAGATTCGATTACCCTGTTCCAAGTTTCCGCTGGCCTCGTCCTATTAATTTCGAGCTGAAGACGCCTAGCATCTTCTTCATTGTCAGCGAAAAAAGGAATGTATTGATCAGCGATGCCGGTAAGGATTTGAAACCGCGTTGATAAGTCTACAAGACCTTGTGGTGCTTTAATTTGAGCAAGGAGGCCCTCTCTCCCCATCGGGATGCCTCTCCAGAAATCTGGAGTGTTTCTGGATGTCCTTGACAATCCGTAGCCAATAAAGCCAAACAGTAGAGCCGAGCCAGTAATTTTTAAAGCGCCACCGCCAGAAAACTTTCTAAGCCCTTTAAATCCTGGGTATTTTTTACCGCCAGCGTCTGGTGCAAGCCAATAGTCAGTAGGCCCCACTCTTGGAGGAAGCTTGCCTTGATACTTGTGCCCTTCTGGAAGAAGAACAGTTGCTTTGACTTCTGGATAAAGCCATTGACCAAGACGGGTTTGAGCAGGCCCTTTTACTTTTCCGCCGGGGGCAACCGCCTCAACGGCCTTGGATGCTGTGTATCTAAGAGGGCTTCTTGTAAACGGGTTGGCTTTAACTGATGGAATAAAGTACGGAGTGCCCGTAACTTTTGTTGCTGCCCAAGCTTGCGGTCTTCCTGTGACTAATGACGCGCCAATAATACCAGCACCAATCCCGACTGTTCTATCAATCCAGTCTGCACCGTTCTGAATCGCGTCAATATCAAAACCTAAGTTTTGAGCCTCCTCTCCAGTCATCATAGTCTGACGACCCATCGCCATAGCAAACGCTGGAAGAATGCCCTCGGTTCTCATGGCGGCATCGATGTCTCGAGCCAATTGACGACGATTTTCAAACCTTGCTTGAGGTGTTGGGGTTGCTTCAGCAATATCAATTGTTCGATAATTGAAGATTCCTGTAGCCATAGTAAGCGTGCTTACATTGTTTTTTAGAGTTGATGGAATCAGGCTGGCATCGATGTCATCAATCATAGACTCGATTTCGCTGTCTTCAGCTCCAGCATCTATCGCATCATAAATTTCAAAGACAGCGCTGTTAGGATTGGTAGTAAGCCTCAACCCCTCACGCCTTTCTCCATATCTATTTTTAAAATCTGAAAGACTAGGCTTTGTTCTTTCTGGTATTCCGTGCAGGTTTCCAGAAAACTCTTCGTTACCGACATGGGCAAATTCAAGTTTTCTCCTTGCTAATTTAAGTGCGTCTTCTCGACTGAGGTTGTCGTCGATTCTCATCGATTCATCAGCAAGCGCTTTAATCGTCTCCTCTGCCTGGTTCGACATCTCAAGAGGAGTGACACCAGGAAGCGCAGGAGATGAAACCTCACCGGCAATTTCCATCTCTGACGCGGTTACTGACCTGCCAGATCTTGGTTCTCTTTCTCCAAGAAGCCTTGTTTCTTCTTGAACTTTTCGCTCTGCTCTCCATATTCGAGCCCGTCTTTCTTCTGCAGTTTCGGCCATTTTTATTCCAAGGTTACCGAGATTCTAACAACGGAGAATATGGTTGAGAAGCTCCCATCAAAAACTGATTCATTCTTTCAATCGAAGACGGTTGCGAATCATACCCACCAACAGCTTGAATAATAACCCTTAAGGTCTGAAGATCAGAAGAATAAGCGTTGCGATACATTTCCATTACAGACCGTGTAGCGCCAGGCATTGTGTTTGAGGCTCTGCCCAACAAATTCGTTCTGCGATGAGAAGCGATTTTCCATGATTCTCTTAGGGAATTTAGAAGCTCCGAGCGTTCGTTTGGAGAAAGTTCTCTTGCGCGTTCTGCAATATTTCCAACGTCATCGTTCGGACCAACAATCATTCCCCATGAATGAGCCTCAGAAACCCTGCCGTGCTCGGCTTTTTGCCAGGGCCTTAGTCCTTCTGGCTGGGCTTTCCCATATCCAAAACTAGCCACATCATATCCACCCTCTATAGGGTCGTACTGATAATAATCTTCTTGAAAAGTAGGAAGCCACTCGTTTTCTAATTTCTGATTTATATCAGCAACTAAGCCCGAAAAGAATGTTCCCCGCCCAACAAAAGGTGGCGTGTTTGATTCATTGATTAGTTGTTCTTCTAAAGAGGCAAGCGGGCTAAGAACAGCCTTTCTTGACCATTTGCCTTGCAAATACGCATCAGCAACAAGCCTCGGGGCTCCATAAAAGTTTTGTACAACATAGTCCATTCCCTCTTGGCCAGTCCATGTTGTTATGCGCTGCTGACCGTCTGGAAACATTCGGCTCAGCTCATCATCAGAATAGGTTCTAGAGGCCCCTGAGACCGCATCTAAGCCTTGAGAGGAAAGCGTAGTGCCCAAAGGTTGTCCCGGCCCCTCATACTCATCATGAAACCCAGCGCCTGGCGCTTGATAAACAGGGTTCAATAGCTCATCAAATCCCATGCCCGGCTGAAGCGTTCCTTTGTGGGTGTCCAAAGTACCAGATGTTCCGGTTTGATAATGCGAAAGATAAGAGCCTATTGTTCTTTGAACTTCCTGATAAATCTGCCCGTTTATAAAGCTGACTTGCATTTTGCGCCTGATTTCTTCTTCTCCGCCAGGCTCTAATGCTGAAGCTAAATCAAAGTACTCACCTTGTTGCTGCGCTAAGTGAAAAGACAAACCCTCTGCCCCTACCGGCGTGACACCCCCCATTTGAAGAGCAGCATCAAGGTCTTGGTCTTTTAAGTTGGGAATCAAAGAGTTTATTGTGTCCCGAAGCATCTCAAAGCCTGTAACTGCGGCTGGTGCTGGGCCACCAATGGTGTCATACATTTGATTGATATCAAAATCGAAACTAAACCCGCCCTCATTTACAGCTTTAATAAACTGAATCCCCATAAGGATGTGTTGCTGTTCCCTGGAGTCTCTCAAGTGGCTTCCTACTTGTTCTCCAATTGCGGTGTCTAATTCTAATAGTCGTTCAATAAAAAGTTCAGGTGTTTCGGATTCTTCTCGAAGATTTTCTACATACATCCATATGTTGGACCGAGTGTTGTTTAGAAGATCTTCATCTATGTCTCCTGGGACAGGGACATACCAAGAAATGTGTGACCCCACACCGTCCACTTCTCTCCAAAGGTCTCGCGATCTTTGAATGTCGATGGCCCGCATTCTCTCACCAAAAGGCAGCTTCCATCCTGCCATATCAGAATAAAGAAAAGGAATATATCCTTCTCTTGGGCCTGTCGGTCTTTCGTAGGGACTTACAGAAGCGATTGAGACTTGCCTGCTAAAGTTTCCTAAAAAATATTTTTTATGCCATGGGTCTAATGGCATTGTGAATGGAATCCCTAAAACAGGTGAGCTGGATGCAGTTGCTGTAAAAGGCAAAGCACCAGTGTGTGCTAAAGCCGATGTTTGAGCATATCTCTGAACCTTCTGTAATTTTGCAGCGCCAGTAGCAAACCCAATGCCGCTAAGAATAGGTTTTCCAAACCCGTACCAAAGCGAGGCTATATCTAAAGCCTTTTGTGCGGTGCCAGCAAGCATCCCCATAGTGCCTTCATCAGGCAACACTGGGTTTAGTCCAGCCACCCCAAGAGAGTGATCAAGAATTGTTTTAACAAACCCAGTTGGAGGAGTATGATAGGTCGAATCTTTCCAGACCGAATCATACATCATGTTGGCCCATTGGTTTATTTGGCCCCTTTGATCGTCTTCGAGCATCATCCATGTTGGTGATTTCAAATAATCGGCACGATTTTCTTCATAGTGCTCAGCAAGTCTTTGTGCGGCTTGTTCTCCGCCTCCGTGAGCTTCTTCTAATTTCGCAACTTTCTGTACTTCTTCTACTACAAACCTATCGAAAAGTTCTGCTTCGTTTATTTCTGTTGAAGGATCGTCTTCCATCCAAGAACTTCTAGAGACAAACGGGTGTGTAATTTCTCCCTGACTAAGAGCTTCCAAAGCGTTTTCTGGCTCTGTTTTAGCCATCAATTCGCTTTTTAATTCATCTTCTCGTCTCCACAATTCATCAGCTTCTCTGTTGCTTAATGCGGTGTTGACTTCGTTGATATAATCAAGAACTACCCGTCGAGCTTTTTCAGGATCGCCATATGCTTGAAGAGCTCCAGGGAAAAGTTCAGCCAAGTGCTCATCATTAGTTTTCGATTTCCACTCTTCAATAAAAGCTTCTTCTTCTGCTTCCTGTTGACTCCTGGCTTCTTCAAGAACCTCAGATTCAGACTTTCGCGTTTTTTTCGCAAGCTGCAAAGAACTCGACAGTTCGGCGTCTTCAGGAGTGACGGGAACCGTTGGCTCAGAAATGACCGGAGGTGTCGGCTCAGGCGTCACGTCCAATCTGGGTTTGGTAGAAAATCTACCCATTTTATTGGTCCGATTCTTGAGCTTGTTGTACTGCGTCTCTTAAGTTTCTAAATTCTATAGAGTTTGGATCGATTTCTTGGAAGTTGTTTTCAACTGGCTGGCCGCCGTGCTTTCTTTGAAACTGTTGCTGACGAATGGGACTGCCTTCTTGAACAATCATCTTGATTGCTCTCGCTGGCAATCTCCGTTCAGGCTGATCAAGGTAGTATCGATAATAAAAACCATGATGCATGCCGTCTTCTGGAGCGCTGTCCCATCTCACATAGTCCATATATTCGCCACCAAAGGAATCTTGCCCTTGAGAGTTTAAATAATAAGTACCTTGGATCCTTTGTCCCTGGGTAAGATGTGGAACCTGACCAGTCGTGATGTCAGGCTCACTTCCTCCAAAACCACCAAGGCGTGGAAGAGTAACGCTCAAACTTGGGATTTTTAATAAATCCGAGATGGATCTCCTACGTCTACGACGCCTTGTAGTCCTTCGTCGTTCAGGTTGGGGCTCATCTCCTTTTGGCTCTTCTAAAGTATATGTAGGATCAGGAGTGATAGTGGTGACCTCGCCCTCAGGTTCGTCTTCTTTCTTTGGCTTTGGTTTTTCTTCTAGTTCCGTCACAACTTCTTCAGGAGGCCCAGGCTCGTCTTTTAACTTTGGCTCAGGGACGATTTGTCGCACTTCACCAATTTCTCCAGTCACACCTGGTGTCGGATCTTCAGGGACGATTGGTTTCCTGGTTACTTCAGCAAAACCACCTCCCTCTGTTTCAGTAGGCTCTAAAAAATCACCTGTTTTAGTCTGCTCAGTCTCAATCACAGGCGCAGGTGCAAGATCGGGCGTAGGCGTAGGCGTAGGCGTAGGCGTGGGCGTAGGC